ATTGGACACAGCTTGCTGATAGTTCAGCAGATAAAGTTGCTTGGGCTACTTATCGTCAGGCTCTTAGAGATGTCCCAGATCAAGCAGGCTTTCCGTGGACAATTACTTATCCTGCTAAACCGTAATAAACTACGCGCTCTTAGGAGATGCTATATGAAGAAAGATTCACGATTAACTAACGCAGGTGTCTCAGGCTTTAATCAACCAAAGCGTACACCTTCTCATCCTACAAAAAGTCATGTGGTAGTGGCTAAGTCTGGTGATGAAATAAAAACAATTAGGTTTGGACAGCAAGGTGTTAGTGGTTCACCTAAAAAAGAAGGCGAGTCAGCAGCAGATAAGGCTAGACGAGATTCATTCAAGGCTCGTCATGCCTCTAATATAGACAAAGGTAAAATGTCTGCGGCATACTGGGCAAACAAGGTAAAATGGTGAGGATGTAATATGAAAGGTCTATATGCAAACATTGCAGCAAAGAAGAGACGTATTAAAGAAGGTTCTGGCGAGACGATGCGCAAGGTTGGAACTAAAGGCGCACCAGCCGCAGACGCATTTAAGAACGCAGCTAAAACCGCTAAGAAACCCACAAAAGGTAAAAAATAATATGAAAGGTGTTAAACATTACTTTAAAGATGGTACTGAACACAAAGGTGCTACTCATAAAGATGGTAAAGGGAATCTTATGTCTGGCAAAACACACACTGCCACCAGTAAGGTTTTAGTACACAAGTCGGCAATTAAACCCACAAACAAACAAAGGTGATCTATGAATAAGACTAAACCTAAAGCTAAACCAAAGTCAGTTACTAAACCCGTTAAAGCTCCTAAGAAGATTAAAACAAGTTACACATCTTACTAAGTTAGTTAACAAGGAATAGACATGGATTATCAGGAAGCGTTCAACTTAGCACTAGGCGGAGCTGCATTTCTAGGAGGCTTTTTAGTCAATAAGATATGGGCGGCTATTGAGAGATTAGATAGTGATGTACGCGATCTCCCTAAAGTCTATGTTGCAAAAGAGGACTACAAAAGTGACATCCATGATATAAAGGGAATGCTGAGACAAATCTTTGATAAGCTAGAGTTGAAGGCTGATAAGTAATGGCTCTTGATCCAATCACTGCTGGCATAGGCTTATTAGATAACTTTATTGATAAGTTTGTAGCTGATAAAGACCTGGCAGCTAAGTTAGGAGCGCAGGCTAGATCAGCTGAGTTTCAAGGTGAGCTACAGTTAGTGGTTGGTCAATTAGAGATCAACAGAGAAGAAGCCGCTAGTGGTAATATGTTCGTAGCAGGCTGGCGACCCTTTGTTGGCTGGGTGTGTGGTATGGCTCTAGCGTATAACTACATTGGTAAACCCTTCTTAGAGTTTGGCTTACTTGTATACGGTATGAACCACCCATTGCTTGTTTTACCACCTTTGCCTCAATTAGACTCTGGTGAGCTAATGACCGTACTAATGGGTATGCTTGGACTTGGTGGACTCAGGACTTTTGAGAAGGTAAGAGAAGTGTCAAGAGAAGCTATGCCAACTAAAGGAAAGAAATAATATGGCCTTAGAAGATACTTTAGCGTGGTACTTATCGCAACCAACACAAGCATCAGTTGCTGCTGAAGTAGGTGCAGGTGCTGCGGGTGCTGCTGGAGGACTCTTTGGTTCTTTGGGTTCTCTGGCGGGTGCTGCTGTAATACCTACATTCCTCAACTTTGTATCTAATCAGATAGCACAAGGAAAGGTTAATAGACAGAACTCTCAGATGGCTAATATGGCTTTACAGGATGCTGGCTTAGCCGCTGGTGTACCTTTAGAGGCTTGGGATGTTACTAACTATGAAGATGTAGCTAATACGCCTGCACCAGAGAAGAGGTATGATGGCACTTGGTCATGGAATGGTCAGGTGTATGGTACACCCTTAGCCGCTCCTAGTGCGCCTCCTAGTGCTACCGCTGTAGCTGGAATACCTGACCCTACTAGCAACTCTGTGTTAGGGCAGATAGCTGACTTCTTTACTGGCGGAGATCAAGCTCTTGTATTTAACCCTGCTGCTGGCACAGTTGGCTACTCGTCTACGTACCCTAACTCGTCTACTCCTACTGGTTCTTATGTCCCTGTCGGCCCGACTGTTGGTGGAGTTCAGCCAGGGATGACTACTGGCAGTAATGTTCTTGATATGTTAATTCTTGCTGGTGCGCAGGCGACTGGTATGGGTACTCCTAACGTAGCAACTCCTACCGCAGGCGATATTCTTGGTGGTGCAGCTAAGGATGTAATAGGAAAGGATATACTTGGTACTATACAAGCAGGTGCGCAGTTAGCTCCTGTAGATGTAGTAAAGACACAAGCAGAGCAGGAAGCAGAAGCAAGAGCAGCGGCTACAGCAGCAGAAGATGCTAAGACTAAAGTAATTATAGATTGGCTAGGGACTTACGGAAAAAACGCTTCTGATTCGTTTATAAGAGCCACTATGGAAGATAACGACATTACACCAGCAGACATGGCTAAGGCCACAGGTGCTTCTCTATCTGCTATTCAAGCTAGATATGATGCAGCTCTTCCTTCTACGTTAGCTATTGATCCTGCTTTAACAGGAAAAGATACAGCAGCTCAGGTAGCTCTTGATACCGCTATTGCCGCTCAAGTGCCTACTACGCCTACTGTAGCTGCGCCTACGGGGTCAAGTACACCCATTCCAAGTAAAACAATTACAACTACACCTACGGTAAGCACACCTATTGTAACTGCGGGACTACTAGATACACCTCCTGCGGTAGCTCCTGTAGTACCAGCTGCTCCTACGGGGTCAAGTACGCCAATTGCAAGTAAGACAATTACAACTACACCAAGTGTAAGTACACCTATTGTAACTGGCGGACTATTAGATACACCTCCAGCGGTAGCTCCTGTTGCCCCTGTAGTGCCAGCTGCGCCTCCAGCGGTAGCTCCTGTAGTAAATGTAGACGTTAATAACAACGGAGTTATAGACGCAGAAGAACCTCCTAAGCCGCCTGTAGTGCCAGCTACACCTCCAGTAATTCCTGTAACGCCTACACCGCCTCCTCCTCCTACTAGTGGTGGTGGCTTGTTCTCGTCACCTACAAGGACTACTGACTTACTCTTTGGTGATCCATATAAGTATCAGAGAGACAAGTTTACACTCTTAGATAACCTCTTAAGCTACGGTAGGTATTAACTAATGACATATTTAGCACTTATTAATAAAGTTCTTATTCGCCTTAGAGAGCTTGTAGCTACAACTCCTACAGATAATGACTATGTTACTCTTATAGGTTATATAGTAAATGACGCTAAGAAGACTGTAGAGGAAGCATGGGACTGGACTGCTTTAAAGACTACTTTGACTGTTTCTGCTGTTATTGCAGATAACACCTATACCCTTACAGGCTTTGGTACTAACTTTAAGTTATTAGATGTGTATAACGCTACTCAACTAAGCCGCATGGATTTGATTAGTCAGAATGAGATGAATGACAAGATTAACCTTAATACAGCAGCAACAGGCGCACCTAGCTGTTTTAGCTATAATGGCTCAGACGCTAGTGGAGATCAGAAGATCATTGTGTATCCTACTCCTGACGGTTCTTATACGCTTAAGTTTGATGCTGTTGTACGCGAAGCAGAGCTTACCTTAGCCGCAGACACAACTAAGCTACCTACACAACCTATTATTATGATAGCATGGGCGATGGCTACTAGAGAAAGAGGAGAGACTGGCGGCACTGCTGCTCAAGAGCTATTCGGTCTTGCTGATAGGTACTTAGGCGATGCTATTGCGCTAGATGCTACACGTTATCAAGCAGACCTTACTTGGAGAGTTGTTTAATGGCTCAACAGCTACAGAGTGTCTCTATTGCTGCTCCTGGCTTCTTTGGGATGAACACCCAAGATAGCCCTGTAGAAAGCCCTCCTAGATTTGCCTCTATTGCGCTTAACTGTGTCATTGACCAGTATGGGCGTGTAGGAGCGCGTAAGGGCTATTCTTATATTACTACTAACGCTGCTGCTATCTCTGGCGGCAATGGTCTTACAACAATCTATGAGTACATAAAGAAGTCTGACGGGACTAAGGTAGTATTCTCTACTGGCAATAACAAACT